TCGCTGTCATTGAACTCTGGTTGAGCTCCTTGTTTTCCATCCATTCGTATGATAGAATACAGTAACGACACAAAACAGGAGAAAAGGATTATGCATATAGTAAAGCTTGGTTATATTATAAGGAATCTGATAATAGGTTAAATAATGATACTGTATCACATAAAGCTTTAACAAGTAAAATATATATAAAAGCAAATGATAAATATTTAAAAGCTTTAGATAAAGCTAATAGGTTTATTAGTATATGTAAAGCTTATGAATCAAGAGAAAGGATAATACAAACATTATCAGCTAATATAAGAAAGCAACAATGATAACCAATATTACAATTAACTATCAAAAATAATATAATTATGAAAGTAGAATTAAACCTTATTAGTAAAGAAAAAGCTTTAGAAATTAGTAAAGTATTAGAAAATGGTATACCCAGTATAAATAGGGTACTTATTGCATCACCCAAAAATAGTAAAAATAGAACTACTTCTGGTGGTATTATTTTACCTGATAATGCAAAAGAAGATATACCAAGAAAAGGTGTTATAATTCAATCAGGTATTATTGAAGAAGATAATTGGAAAAGTTTACTAAAAGTAGGTAATATAGTTACCTATGGTATATATGCTGGTAAAGAAGTAGAACCTGAAAATCTATCTACAATTGATTATCCTGATTTGGAATTTACAGTATTATCTATCAATGAAATTATCTATATAGAGCTAAATAAATAAAACCATGGTAAAAGTAAAAAAAGTAAAAAAACATCATGATGATGGAATTAGTAGTAAAAAGCTTACTACTAGAGAAAAAATGTTACAGAGAAAAAAACAATTAGAATCCAAAGGAAAAGGTGGTGGTATGATATTTCCCAAAGAAGGTATTACTAGATGTAGAATACTTTCTAGGGGTAGTGATGAAGAATTGGGTATGGAAGTTATACAATTTTATCTGGGTCAAAAATTAGGTAGTGTAATATCACCAGCAACATTTGATGAGCCATGTCCTTTTATGGAAAAATATTTAGAATTAAAGGATTCCAAAGATGAAGATGACCAAGAATTAGCAGGTAGAATATCACCTAAAAGAAAGTTTGTATTAGGTTGTACTTGTTACAAAGATGATAAGGGTAAAGAAATAGATCCTGATAGAGTTAAAAAACCAATAATGGTACCAAGATCAGTATATCAGGATATTATAGATTTATATCTTGATGAAGATGATTGGGGTGATATGACAGATCCAGATGAAGGATATGATATAAAAATTATACGTTCAGGATCAGGTAAAAATGATACTTCATATTCAGTAAATCCGTGTCCAGGTGGTAAACCATTAAATCCAAAATATGGTGGTGAAATTGATTTAGAAGAGATAATAAGAAAACAGATGAAATCATATGATGAATTGGAAGAAATATTATCAGATTATTTAAATGAATCACCTGAAGAAGAAGAGGATATAAAACCTAAAAAGAAAAAACTTAAGAAAAAAGGTAAATTAAAAAGTGATTTTGAAGAAGATGATTTACCTTATTAAATTACATTAACTAAACCTGGTTTTTTCACCAGGTTTTTTATTCTAAAAAACTATGGAAGATAATAATATAAATATTGATATATTAAAGAAGGATAAGGATTTTAAAAATTGTCTATATAAAAGATTGTGTGACTACCATGGATTACTTAACCCAGATGGATTACTTAACCCAGATGGATTACTTAACCCAGATGTAAAATATAAAAGAGGACCATGGAATACCCTAGATGAAATGGGCATATTTAATCCATATGATATGTTGGATGAATTCGAAAAGATTATACTTAGAGTTAGTAAATTACCTTCTAGATGTAGGGAATTTATTAAGTACATAATGGTTTCATCCTATATAGATTATAAAAATTTCATTCAAAGTAAAGAAGATGGCAGCAAAGAAGAAAATAGGGATAAAGATACCCTCAATAAATGAAATAAATAAAAAGTATGGTGATATGATAGTAACTGCATCTGAAACAAAAGAATCAGGTTTATGGTTACCATCAACATTTTTTGCATTAAACTATACTTTTGGTGGTGGTATACCATTTGGTAAAATACTTGAAGTAGCAGGTGAAGAATCCTCAGGAAAATCTCTTATAGCATATAATTTTGCTTATTCATGCCAACAACTTGGTGGTCATGTTATATGGGTAGATGCTGAACAATCATGGATGAATTCCTGGGCAAAAGAAAATGGAGTTAATCCTGATAAAGTAACAGTAATAAGAGATACTAGAATAGAATATGTATCTGATGCAGTAGCTGATATAGCTATATATTTAAGGTCACAATTAACAAATAATGAACCCATATTATTAGTAGTTGACTCAATAGCTGCTATGGATTGTGCTGATAATATAGATTCTAAAATGGTTGATGGAAAAGCTGAAATGGGTGGAAGAGCAAAAGCTCTTTATAAATATTTTCGTATTAGAAGTGAATTATTTTATAAACTAGGTATAACTCAAATTTATATAAATCAGTTAAGGACAGCTTTAAATGTAGGATTTGGTAAAGATAATAGTGTTACAACTGGTGGAGCAGCTCTTAAATTCTATGCTTCTATCAGGGCTGCTTTTTATTCAGGAAAATCTATAACAGTTAAACAAAAAGGTAAAGAAAGGAAAGCTGGTAAATTAGTAACTGTTAGACTTATTAAAAATAAGGTAGCTCCACCAAGGCCAACAATTAGTAAATGTCCAGTTTATTTCAATCCAAAATTTCATTCAGTTGGTTTTGATAGATATTATGGGTTAGAAGATGTATTAGTAGAAAATGATATTATAGAAAAATCTTCAGGTGGTGTATATAAGTATAAAGGTAAAACTCTTTGTAGAGGTGAAGAGAAGTTTATTAAACTTATGGAAGAAGATGAAGATTTAAGAAGAAAATTATTAAGAGCTGCTAATATAAATACTATAGGTTCAACTAATAAAAAACTAGGAAAACTAACCGAGAATTATTATCCAGTAGATGATAGTGTAGAATATGAATCATTCAATGATTCAGAAGAAAATGATGATTATGAAGAAGAAGCATAAAAAATCAGATAGAAAACAATTAATGATAGTTGATGGTTCTAATTTAGCACATAGAGCTTATCAAAAATTTGAAAAGTTAAGATCTTATAATGGAGTTCCAACTGGTTTAATTTATGGGTTTATGAGATTACTAAATTCATATTTAATAAGGTTTAGACCTGGTTATTTGATTATAACTTTTGATACCAAACAAAGTAAAGAAAGTAATTTTAGAAATAATTTACTGGGTAGTTATAAAAAACATAGAGAAAATATTTCTATGGATTATGAAAGTTTTAATAAACAATTAAGAACAGTAAAAAAAATCCTGAAATATTTAAACATACCAGTAGTATGGGACAAAAAAGGATTAGGTCATGAATCTGATGATTATATTGGGCATTATGCATTAAATCATAATGGTAAAGTATTAATAATATCTTCAGATAAGGATTTTTGTCAATTAATAGATAGCAACATTAAAATATATAACCCTTTTAAAGAGTGTATAATACAGGAAAAAACTTGTACAAAAGAAATGGGTTATTCACCAAAAGAATGTGTTGATTATTTATGTTTAGTTGGTGATAAATCAGATGATATACCAGGTTATAAAGGTATAGGACCAGTAAAAGCTAGAAAATTTTTGGATGAATTTGGATCTATAGAGAATTTTCTTTCAAATAAAGATAATGAATTTAATGGTATAGATTTTGAAGGACTAGAGGATTTATATAAAAGAAATAAACCACTTATAGATATAAGGGTTGCATTAAAAGAATATCCATTGGATAAAATTCCAGTAATTTTTTATAAAAAAGATACCATAAATACTAAGAAACTACAATTCATATTTAAGGAATATACTTTGGGTTCATTTTTAACAAGTGAATTTATAAAACCATTTAAAACATTAAAATCATGGAAGAATTCAAAAGAATAGGTTTTGCAGGTCCAAGTGGTATAGGTAAAACTACTTTAGCAAAATGGATATCAGAAGAATATAAAATACCCTTTATATCTTCTTCATATTCAGATTTAATACCTGAAACTAAAAATATAACACATGAAGAAATGGTTAATATGCCTTTATTTATGAAGGAATACCAATTGTTAAACAAAAGAAGAAATCTATATGCTAAACAGGATAGAGATTTTGTAACAGATAGATGTTATATTGATTCAGTAGCCTATATGATAAATAAATTATCACATAAACATCAACAATGTGATATGGATACTTTTATTGAACAATGCAAAGTATTATTATTTAAACAATTCACCCATATTATTTATATACCATTTACTATAGAATACTTTGATACCAGAAAATGGAATATGGAAGATAATGGTAAAAGGATAACAAATAGATATTACCAATATCAGATATCCCTAATAATGGACGGTGTAATTAAAGATATTATGGGATATAATAAATCTTCATTTTTCTCATTAAAATTTGGGGGAAAGACTGAAATGGGTAATATTATTGATTATGGAGATAAATCAGTAAATATTTTAATACTAAGAGATATCACATTAGATAGGAGAAAAAATATAATAAAGTCATTCTTAAGATGAAAAAAGTATTAGCTATAGTATTCTCTGATCTTCATATAAATCAATGGGCAAAATTTAATCAGGATAATATAAGAACCTTAAATCATTTTAAGGTTCTTTCTCTAGTAAAAGAATTATGTAATAAATATAAATGCCCAGGAATATTTTGTGGGGATTTATTCCATAAACCTGAATTAATTACTAATGATTTATTTGAAATTATTATAAGAGAATTTAATAAACTTAATGATGGAAGTTGGAATTTATTTTGTATATCAGGTAATCATGATATGTCAAAAACTAATTCAATAGGAAATAAATCATCAAGTTGGATAAGTTCTTTTTCTAAAATATATAAGTTTATTACCTGTATAGATTTTAGGGCTGCAGAATTTGGTGATATAATTATACATGGCATACCATATTTAGATCACAATATAGGGTTAACTAAATGGGTTAAAGAAATACCCATAGTCAATGATAAGAAAAATATATTACTTATACATACTGATTATCCTGGTGCAAAAGACACAGATGATGTGGAAGTTGGTTCAGTAGAAAATATAAACATAAACAGTTTCTTCAAATTTGATTTAGTATTATGTGGCCATATACATAAACCACAAAGATTATCAAAAAAGGTATATATGGTAGGTGCACCTTTACAACAAAGAAGAACTGATAAAAATTGTGAATTAGGTTATTGGAAGTTATATTCTGATTTATCCATGGAATTTATACCATTTACTGAATTCCCAAAATTTATTGATGTATCATCTGAAGAATATGTAAAAGATGATGGTAATTATTATACTATCATAAACAAACCAATTATAGATGATAAAGAGACAAAAGAACATAATATTACTTTAGATCTATCAAATAAAAAATTAGTATCTGGATATTTCAAAGCTAAAGGAATTAAAGATAGAAATAGGAAAAAATTATTAGTAGACTTAATAAATGAATGTGATGATAGAATTCACTAAAATAATAGTAGAGGGTTTTTGTGGTATAAATAAGCTGGATTTACCACTAAATAATACTGGTATAACAGTAATCAGAGGATCAAATGGTAATGGAAAAACTACTATATTTTCTGCATTAGTTTGGTGTTTATATGGTATAAATCTTAAAAAAGTATCAGATGTATTAACTTGGAAAGAATTAAGGCCAAAAAATTATAAAGGTGTAAAAGTATCCTTATTTTTTAGAAAAGAAGGTAAAGTACATAACATAATCAGATGTCAATCTTATAAAGATGAAGTATTTGGTGCTAAAGGTAATGACAGATTACTTTATTTTATAGATACTGAACCTGTAGAAGAGAAGGGTAAAAGATTAATACAATTGCTTATAGATAAAAAC